TTAGATGGTCGCAAAAATCACCGGGAATTTGGCAATAGGCCGACCGCAATGTAACGCCACAAACTGAACGGCGCGGCCCTCGTTACATTTTGCGGCTGCGACATCCCGCGCCATCGATCTTGCGACCTTGCGCGCTTCGTCTGGTGTATCGCACTCACTGACCTGAATTGAGTTTCCCCAATCGTCATGCATTACAACGCTGTTACACCAAGGCTGCTTTAACTTAGGCATGTCTCTCTCCATGTGTTCGGGCGATGGGGGTTATGAGAGGGTAGAGACAACAAGACGGTGATATTCCGCATCACCGATCATTCCTAACTCGCGCCACCGGAAGATTTCCTGAAGGCGTTCTTTGCGGGCTTTGCGTTTTGCGAAATAAGCGTTTTGCATGTCTCTCTCCATGTGTTGATAGAGAGAATATAATTCGCGTTTAGAGAATTTACAAGAATAAAATTCGCATATGCAGGCAAAATTTTTTAGCCTAGAAACTATGCACTTCTTCCCACGGAATAACTCGGTGAATACAAAGCACGTGGCTTGTGTCTATTTCAATTTCAGATTCGGGGTTGTGTTGTTGCAGGATAAGGGCGCGTTCGGTGCGACGTACAAGCCGTTTGCAGAGCGCCCGCGCATCTTCCGTCTCGCTGGCCTTGGTCTGCACTATTACATAGTCACCGGGGCGGGGCGGGCGGTTCTGGTCAACAAACACGACCTCACCTGGAAAGTATCTCGGAGCCATACTGTCGTTTTCAATATATAGAGCGTACACGGCCTTCCCCATGAGTGTTGGCGGTCTGCGCAAATGTTCAATGGTGCTGTCTGTAAACTGGAACGAGCCCTCAGAGGAACCGGCTGCGGTTCCTGCTACAGGAATATCTTTGGGCCATTGTTTCGGATCTATTTCTTGCTCTTGTTGAGGCAATGTAGGGGCGCGATTAGGGCGCACACCCTCTAACAATCCCTGTTCAACCCCATGCCTGAGCCATATTTCCGACACTTTCAAGGCATCCGCCAGCTTGGGAATAGTGTCACCTCGCGGTGAATCTACTTCTCCCGCCATGTACTTGCGGATAAGCGTGGCCTGAATGCCGGTTCGGGTCGCCATATCAACGGCAGACCAGCCCTTTTCAGTCATTTTATCCACGAGTCTTAGGTGCCATGTGTTCATGGGGCGGATATTCATCACATATCTGCCAAGAATGCGCGCGAATTATTTTGCTTGAAACGCGAAACAAATTCCATTAAATTCGCATTTATGGATGCAAACACAATAATCATGGCCCTTGGTGGCGTCGATGCTGCGGCTGCGTTATGCGGCATTAAAGCATCCGCTGTTCGCAAGTGGCGACAGAACGGCGTTCCCTCAAAGCATTGGGCGATCATCGTTAGGTCCTCTGACTTTACGTTTGAGCAACTTGCGCGATTGGATGCGCAAGAGGCGGCGTAGCACAGCCTTCAGTGGCGTCGATATGTGAACAGGTCTTTTCATGGCCTCAAGATGACGCCGATCAAAAGGCAACGCCAGTACAACGAATAGGGAAATTTACACGATGACAACGATCAAGCCCCGGCCTCCTGAGACTTTCGCCAGCGTCGTGACGCGGATTGCCGACGTTGTGAGGGTCGAATACATCGCGGCCCATGTAGAGGTCAGCGCCTCATCGGTTTACGCCTGGATGGACCCTGATCGGAAGCATCTGCCGACCGTATCGCAGGCCGCTGTCCTAGATCGGCTGTATTATCAGGTTAAGGGCGACACGCCACTTGCGGCGATGATGATGACGCGGGCGATGATTGCGCCGCCTCCCGCTGTTGGTCCCTTGCATGATGAAATCATGGATCTGCCCGCTGCCCTTGGTCGCGTGGTCGATGCGGTCAAAAGCGCATTGCATCCAGAAGGGCCGGGTGGCGCGACGATCACCCGGTATGAACTGGACGACATAGAGAAGTCGTGCCGGTCCCTTATGGATGAAATCAAGCATGTACGCGAGGCGGCAAAGCAAGGCTGCGTCACCCTCGTTTGCGAAGGGAAAATCTAATGAGACACGCGCGGGTAATTCCCTGTTCTCCGCGCGTCGGGAGCGCGGTCCCGTCATCCTGCCAGATGCGCGCTCCCACCTATTCAGGCTCCGGCCTGTACCGAGGCCCTATCGGGCGTTTCCTCCCTGAAACTGCCGGGGGCGCAAATGTCCCCGGCGCTTTTTTAGGAGTTTGATATGTCAGATAGACAATCAGCATTGTTGAAAGCAGCGAGAGAGTGCGCCGATGGATCGGATTCTATTGAAGTCGCCCGCGATGCCCTTATCGCGCGGTTGAAGGCAGAACAATCCCTTATGGATGAATTGATCAACACCCATCTCCCGAGCATCGCTTCTGCCCTTGTGCGGAGGTGTTTCGGCAATGACAGGAGAGATCCAGCATGGCCCAGCGGCGCAACATCTGCCGAACCATCCAAGCAAAAGATGAACCTGCAACGTGTGCATGAAGGGGCTGTTAAGCGCTTCCAATTGCTGGAAAGCCGCCTGCCCAACACTGGGCGCGAACTTCAATCAGCCACGAAATCCGACGTTCTTGGGGCGGCAGATTATTACCGCGTCTATGCCAAGACCTATTCGATCCGTGAGAAGTGGTTGGGTCTGATCGCAGGCGGCATGCAGGACAATGACACAGTGGGCACTCGCTACAACGAGGCTCAGTTGGAAGAACTTAAACAGAAGGTTGAAACCGAATAGCACCGAAATGTGCTGACCTGCCCAGAAAATGTTTGAAAGCCAGCCTAAGAATGGCAGGTCGAATTTCCCGAAAGGGATGGGGTGCCCAGCTTGGGAGTGAAAGCCATCCAGTATTTGGCACCCCAAACATTCCGCTACGGCGGCGCGGCCCATCGCAGAAATGAAAGCCACATCCCCATTGGCCGCGATAAAAGGAGAAGACGATGCCAAGAGACGGTGACATTGATCTGACATTGCACGAACTGGTGTTTCACTGGCGTCGTCGCTGTGTCTGGGAAAAGGAAAAGGTTGCTCTGGACAATCGCATCGCTGCGACGTGTCGGCAGTTTTTCCCTGACCTAGAGGGAGAGGCGCAGGCAAAGAAAGCCCAGACCCTTGCGGCACGGGTTCGCAAAGGCGAGTCCGGTGTACAGGAAAGCCAAGCCGCGCTGTTCATTGTTCCCCTGCTTATGCTTCAAAAGCCCTTGGTTGACACCATGAAGGAAATCGACAAGCAGGAAATTATCCCGCTCGTTCGGACACTCCCTGTCTATCAATTCATGAAGGACGTTCCGGGTTTGGGAGAGAAGGGCCTTGCTTGCCTGATTGCAGAAGTCGGTCTTGGCGAGAATGGCGGCGGCCTGTCTGACTACCCAAACCATCGCCACGTCTGGAAGCGCTTAGGTCTTGCGCCCTTGAACGGGAAGGCGGCAAGCCAATGGCGACGGGAAGGCGGTCTGTCCAAGGATGAATGGACGGCACTGGGATATGCGCCAAGTCGTCTAGGGCGTGTGTTTGGGAACGTCACCGCCCCCATGATCCAACACAAGAAAAAAAGCCGCTACGGCGTGGTCTACACCGCGCGTAGGGAGCATACCGCTGTAACGCATCCAGACTGGTCCAAAGGCCACTCTCACAATGATGCGATGCGCGTTATGACCAAGGCTCTCGTTCGTGACCTTTGGGTCGCGTGGAACCAGCCCACCCTATCAGTGCAAGCCACTCGGCCCTTGGCTGGTTCCAACTTACAGGTGGCGGCATGAAGATAGTCGCAGCAGACAAGCATTTTTCAAGGTTGGTTCGCATGCGGGCCAACTGGACGTGTGAGCGCTGCGGCAAGTATCACGGTCACAACACAGGCGCGCTGGACTGTTCCCATTTTTATGGTCGCGGCTCTACATCGACCCGCTGGCACCACCAGAATGCAGTCGCGCACTGCTACGGATGCCACGCATATCTTGGAAGCCGTCCTGTTGAATTTGAGGATTGGATGCGGAAACGCTCCGGCGATGATGTCGTTGATAGACTGCTATACATCCATCATTTGCGCGTCAAAATACCGAACTCTGATTGGCGCATTATTTCCGCCGATCTGTTGGCGCAAACGAAGGTGATGCAGTGTGGTGATCAGTTTGAGACACCAGCTATCATCCTCTTGGCAATCGACCATGCTGATAAAATGAAGCGCTTGCGGGCAGGTGGTCTATGACTGACCTACTCCACCCCTCAGTACAGGCTCGTATAGCGCTGCACGGTGCCATCAAGGCCCAATCCCAGGCAAAGGCAGCTTACGACCGCGCTGTCCTCATCAACAGCACGCAGGCGCGCTCTAAGTGCGAGAAGGTACTCCGAGACGCAACCACTCGCGTGATGGCATTGGAGAAGCTGCTGTGACCCACGACACCGCCAAGGACTGCCACGATAGCTACACAGAGGCATGCTTTGCCCTTGCTGAGATATGCAAGCCGCCCGGTTGGGTGTGCCCTGCCAGAGTAAAGGGCGCGACCTGTGTGCGCCGTGGTCGATGCTTGGAGGCGATGCGCTGCATCGATAACGGCAAGAGCCTTGGTCGGGACTGCTTCCAGGCCGGTGGTCACTGCACCAACCGGCTGTGTGTGCGCGGATGCGTGAAGATTCAGAAGCCCGAACATATCAGCGCGCCAATCGCGCGGTTTATGGAGAAGTTAAATGGCGCGTATCAGGACGATTAAACCTGAGTTTTGGACTGACGAAGATGTCATGGAGTGTTCGCCGAACGCTCGTCTGATGTTTATTGGGTTGTGGAATTTTGCTGATGACGCCGGTCGCTTGCGCGCATCGGACAAACAAATCAAGGCAAAGATTTTTCCGGCAGACCAAATTGACGAGACGAACATTCGTGGATGGATCGACGAATTATCGTCGAATGGTCTTGTTACGCTTTATGTTGTTGATAATAAAGAATATCTACAAATAAATGGATGGCACAATCAGAAGATTGATCGTCCACAGCAATCAAAAATACCGCCTCCTTCTAACCCTGATCGTCGAACGTTCGACGAATACTCGTCGGCGGATAGTAAGGGAGAGGAAGGTATAGGAGAGGAAAGGAAGGAAGTAGGGGCTGGCAAAAAATCCAAAGATTATGCCTTCGAGGGTAAAATCATCAGGATCGACCATTCCCAAGCTGACGCTTGGCGGCGGAACTTTCCAAAGGTTGATCTGATTCCAGAACTCACGGCAGCGGATGCCTACTACGTCGATAACCCGCCGAAGGACGGGAAATGGTTCTTTGCCGCGAGCAACTGGCTCAAGCGGTCGAACGAGCGGGCAATCGAAAAACAATCCCCTCACAAGCAATCAGCACCGGGAAAAATGGACAGGGCGGCGGTTGACGCGCTGATGGGAGAGCAGGGATGAATGCGATATCGAACATTGAGGCCAAAGCGGAGCGGCTGGCAGCTGCGAGGCGTGACCAGGACCGCGCGCCTCGCAACATCGAAGTCGAGCAGGCGTTGCTTGGGGCGATGCTGCGGGTGCCGGGGCTGTATGCCGAAGTGGCGGGGATTTTAGAGCCGGGACACTTTTGGGTTCCAGAGCATATCGAACTTTATGGGATTATTACGCGCCGGGAAGGTCGGAACCTGACGCCTGCCTCGCTCAAAGCTGAGTTTGAGGCCCGGACCGAACTGGATGTTGAATTCCTTTACGCGCTATCTGAAAACATCATCACGGTGACGCCTGCGAATGTGGCGCACTATGGGCACACCATCCGCGCAATGGCGCAGCGCCGGTCGCTGATTGGCTTGGCGCAGGAAATCAAAGAGCGGGCCGAAGACCTGACGGTGGATGAATCCCCGGATGACATGATTGGCGCGTTCAATGGGGAACTGTCGGACATCGCCAGTGTTTCAGCCACGTTTGAAAGCGCGGGATCTGTTGCAAAGCGGGTTGTGACCAATCTGGACAAGCCCATTGATGCGGACCTTACAGGCATCGATGGCCTGGATGATGTTTTGATGGGCGGGCTTCACACGGGCCGATTTTACGGGTTTGGCGGTCGGTTCAAGGGTGGGAAGTCGTTTCTGCTTTCCAGCATGTCCTACAATCTCGCAGAGGCCGGTGTTTCTCACGTTTACCTGACGCTGGAATCTGGGGCGGAGCAACTGGTAGAGCGGTTCCTTGCCCGTAAGATGAGCCGCAATGCAATGGTGTTTCAGGATCAGCGGAGACGGTGTGAGCCTGCCTTCATGGAGTCAGCACAGCGCGCCAGTGAGTGGCTAGACAAGACACCGTTGGTTGTCCGTCGCAAGCCTCGTATGACGCTGCACGACCTCAAAGCAACCCTGGCGCAGATCGGCATGTCGAAGAAGTACCGGGGCGTGATTGTGGATTATCTGCAACTGGTCACTGGTCAACAGCGCGGGGATAGCCTGACTGTCCACTACGAACAGGTTGCACAGACCTTGGCTGAGGCAGCGGTAAACTATGGGATTTGGGTTGTCGTCGCTGCACAGATCAATTCTGAGGGCGGTATCCGGCACGGGGAGGGGCTTCTGCTGGCGTGTGACGCTGCATTCGCCCTGACAGTCACCAGCAAAGAGGAAAGCCTGCCCAGCGTCGAGCCTGGGGCTTATCTGGAATGTTTGGCCCATCGGTATGGGCCGGCTCAGGACGTGGGTGATGAGAATTACCCGAAGATGGCTTTTGACAAGCGGGTCGGCCCGCACTTTCGGAACATAGGAGGATAGATCATGACTGACACGAAACACGAAATGCCTGAGATTGATTGGAGCAAGCCTGTCGAAGTGTTTCATGGGGGAGATTGGCGTGAGATTACGCACTCAGTGCGGAATAATGACGGGTCTTTGTACGTTGATGATGACGGTGACGTTCGTGTTTGGGGGCTGAATTTTAACGTGTGGGCTGACCACCACAACATCCGCAACAAGCCAGAACCGCTTGAGGTTTGGTTGAATGTTTATCCAGAGGGTCCTGCGTTGGGCGTTTACAAAAGTAAAGATGCCGCGGATAAAGGCGCTAGCGAAAACCGCATCCGCCGCGCCCGCATGGTGGAGGCACCAGACCAATGATGCTGACATTCACGCAAGACAAATACATGCGCCTGATCCAGGCCGGTCACGACACGGTGGATAAGCTGGCAGCGACGGGCCTGCGCAGGGCGGATATATCGCGCAGCCTGAAACACCTGCGTCTCAAGGGTATGATCGATGCTGGCGAACCATTCCGCGTGCTGGTGTCTGACTACGTGGTCCAGGGACGGCTGCCGCCCAAGACAAAGAATGCGAAGGGGTTTGCGGCAAAGCCTGCATCGGATCGCGAATACAAGCGGGCGCGGCGCAAGTGCCTCGGTCCGTGTGGGCTGTCTTTCGAGAGTGAGTGGGAGGGCAACAGGGTGTGTCCATCCTGCAAGGGTGGTGACGGGTGGCGCGGTCCAGGCCGTGACCATTCGGTCGTGGGACTTAACGCACGGATTTGAGGGGGATCAAGCGAATGAGTGATATCGATTGGACTAAGCCCGTTGAGGTAAAAATCGCTGGGAATTGGTTGCCCGTTAAAGCGTTTTTAAAGGATGCAGATGGTCAGCCAGTGTTGGACGAATATGGTAGTGTCGCCTGTATGCCGGAAAAGATGCATGAAACCGTGCTATTTTTGAATCCCTACTGGTTCCGCAACGCACGACATCCGAAGCCAAAACCTCGCGAGTGCTGGGCAGTCTTTCATTTAGAAGGGCGAGTTTCTGCGTTCGCTTCAATGGATGAGGCTGCTGCAATTGCGCCAATCCATAAGTTCACCCGCATGCGCGAAGTGGACCCAACCGATGAGTGACAGCATGATAGAGCGCGTGGCTTGGGTGATTTTTCGAGAGTTTGGAGACAAAACACGCGGGATGAACCCTGCTGACGACTACAAAAGCATGAAGGTGGCTGCCTTGGTCTTATCTGCGATGCGAGAGCCTACAGAGGCGATGCTTGAAGGTGCTGGAAGTATGGAGGGCTTTGATGGTTGTGAACTGCTGACGGGCCCGGACAAGTGTCACATTGATTGGTGGCAGGCCATGATCGACGCAGCACTAAACGAGACTGACCCCCAAGTAACCCATAGGAGCGCAGCATGGCCCGCACCGGACGCAAACGCAAACTGACGCGACGCCAGCCCAATGGTCAGCCAGTGCGGTATCGCGTCGAAATGACACCAGAGTACCGGGACAGATGCGCGCGGGTTGTCGGGTTGGATAACGTTAAGGTCTGGGACAAATCGATACTCCATGCGCTCATGCTGACAAAGCAAATCACAGCGGAGGAACGAGAAGCGGGCCGGAAGTTTGGGGCGCTGGTGTCACGGTATCGCGCCTTGCTGACGGTCCCACGCGAGACAGTCGGACATCCAAGCGGGCGGGAAGGTATAGACGACCCGGAAGAATTTGATAAAGTGCGCAAGGCTTATGATGCGGCATTCGTGGCGATTGGTGGGAATGCAGAGAGACGACTTGTGCGGGCGATATTGCTGGACGAAGTGATTCACGATGTTGTGTGCCTAAGACGCGGATTATGCAATTTAGCGCTACATTTCGGGTTGACGCGGTGAGCGAACAATGTAAAATGCAATGTATTCAGTGTGCGTATTTGCGCCTGAAGCAATGTCGCCTTTAGGGCGGTTTTCAAAAAGTTTGAGTAAACATGCCATGGACCGGCGGCAATCGGTGCCATGGCCCTTTCAACAGACCCGCCACGCCTCTCCACGATGCGCACCCGGCGGGTTATCTTCTGGCTGTAGCGCAGTCTGGTAGCGCGTCTGGTTTGGGACCAGAATGTCGGTGGTTCGAATCCATCCAGCTAGACCAATTCGCCAGCGCTCCATAGCGCGGCACAGATCCCCACGGGGATACGACAGCCGGTAACCTAGGAGGCGCACCATGCACTCATTTGGCCTTGAGGATAATGAAATTGTGAAAATTAACGGCATACCATATCAGCATGTTGGGTCCGGGCGATTAGTAGGCGGGACCGATCCTGTGTTTGCTCGGTCGTTAGGCTCTGGTCAAGTTTGTAGTGATTTAGACCAAAAGCAGTTACACAAGAAAGATTGCAGCAACACCGACGCCCCTGGCGGCGGTGGTGGAAGCCTCGACGGCGGTTCCGCAATCTAACCCACACACCCGATATAACGGGTCGCGCCTGGCCATCAATTGCGGGAAAATCCCGTAATTATGCAGGACATATATTACATATCAATTAGTTAGCTGTGGCCATCCTTCGGGGTGGCCTTTTCCTTTGGGGGTACAACCATGCAAGACATCGCAGCAAAGGGCCGGATGGGTGGCTGCCTCCTTTGATTATGTCTGCATGCTTGGCCTTGCTGGGTTGTCAGAAGTACACAAAGGTTACTCGCTCGGTCGGGTGGTGACGCTTCTAAAGACCCCTGTAGAGTTGGGGCAGTATGCTTTCTTCAATAACCCGATAGGCTTTGTGACCTACGCTCTGTTGTCAAGCGGTGACGCGGACAAGATGGCGAGCCTTTCATTGGATTTATCAGATCCGCACAATTGGCGCAGCGGCGACAATCTTTGGATCGTCGATGCTGTGTTTCCCGATGGTGGGGTGATGCAGGCTGCGCGACAATTGCGGCGCGGCCCTTTCAAGGCATTCAAGAGCGCCCGATGGTTACGAACCCACGGGACTGGCACAATCAAACATTTAGCGGAGGTGAGGGCATGAATCCTTTTGATTATACTCACCAGGGGCCGCAGGTGTGTTTTGATGCCGGGGACGGCGGGCAGGGCGGTGCTCAAGGCGCAACGCAGGGCCAGCAGGACGCAGAAGCAGAAAACAATTCACGCGGTGTCGCCAATGCCGGTGCAATGGGTGCGAACGGGGTCGGGTCCAACGCGGGCGTAAGCAGTCTCCGGGATTTACAGTCGATGCGATCCGCAATGGCGCATGATTCACAATTCTCCGCCGACAATGCCAGCTTTGGCGGTGTGGCGCGGAGTCCGACTGAGACCCATCCCAGCATGTATGACATGGACAAGCCGGTGAAAGCACGCGGCCTGTTCTCGGCAGCCGAGCGCGCGTATGACGCCGACAACCTTGCTGCCGCTGCAACATTTGGTTTGGCCTCTCAGATATCAGCATTAAGCCCGGTTGGTATGTTTGGTGCGCTGGGTAATATGTTGGGGGCAACCCATGACAACAATCCAGACGGAAGCATGGGAGACGGAACGGGCGGAGATGACGGTGGTGTCTCAGAGGATGTTCGTGCCGTCGCGTTAAAAGCATCCCAAGAGGAAACCAGGCGTCAACAGCAAAAGAGCCTGGACGATTACAACAGCGCCCTCGCTCAGGCTCTAAAGGGCACGCCACGCAAAGCGTTCGCAATGGGTCCGACGGGGTTCACGCGGGCAGGGCAGGGGGTGGTTTACCTATGACAGCCGGACGCCCGACAACGTATCTCCCCGAGTACTGCGATAAGATTGTTGAGTGCATGGGGCGGGGTTTAAGCAAGACAGCTTTCGCTGGAGAGATTGGTGTTTGTCGCGAAACCATCATGAATTGGTCAAAGGAAAACCCTGAATTTTTAGGCGCGGTAAAACGGGCGGAGGCCGCAAGGGTGCTTTTTCTGGAGCAACGGCTGATTGATGGCGAGACCGGACCGCGCGTCACAAGTCATATTTTTGCGCTTAAGAACGCCGATCCAGAGGAGTGGAGAGACAAGACAGAGCGCGAACACAGCGGGGCCGTTTCTGTGAACTTCACGACTGTTTACGAGTCCAAGCCAGACTGATGGACTTTCAATATCGGGTGCGCTGGTATCAGCGGCCTTTTCACGAGGCGCTGGTTGGGCAGAAGACGAGACGGTTGATCGAGATTGCCCATAGGCGATGGGGCAAGGATGACATCGTACTGAACGGGTTTAGGGAGTTGTCTCAGAAGCGGGTCGGGACATACTGGCATTGCTTTCCAGAGTATGCTCAGGCGCGCAAGGCAATCTGGAACGGGATCAACGGGCACACAGGCAAGCGTCGTATCGACGAGGCATTCCCGCCTGAGATACGCAAGCGCGTCAATGACAACGATATGTTCATTGAGACCGTGTGGGGGTCAACATGGCAGCTTTTAGGATCTGATCGATACGACGCAACGGTCGGGTCTGGTCCAGTGGGGATAGCGTACTCAGAGTGGGCGCTGTGTAATCCGAGCGCCTGGGCTTATCACAAGCCAATGATAGAGGAGTCGAACGGGGTCGCGGCGTTCATCACGACGCCCCGCGGGAACAATCACGCCAAGTCGATGTATGACCGGGCTGTGGGGAACGAGAACTGGTTCGCGGAACTCTCGACTATCGATGACACGCAGGCGTTATCAGCGGAACAGTTGGCAGAGAGCCTGGCAGAATATCAGGATTTGTATGGGGCCGAAATGGGGCGGGCCCTATTTGAGCAAGAGTATTACTGCTCGTTTTCGGGTGCGATGATAGGGGCGTATTGGGGCGGGGAAATGAACGCCGCTGAGAGGGACGGGCGGTTATGCTCCGTTCCCATCGATGAGACGCAGCCTGTTCATACGGCGTGGGATTTGGGTAAGGCGGTCAACAACCCGATATGGTGCTTTCAGGTTATTAACGGCATCCCTCACATTGTAGACTTTTACCGTCCTGAATCAGACGACTTGGAAGATTGGTGTCGATGGTTGGATGACAAGGGATATCACGGGACGGACTACGTTCCCCATGACGCAATGATCGCCAACTGGGGTGCAAAACGAACACGGCAGCAGATGTTGCAGGATTTCGGGCGCAAGCCCATGCCAGTCCAGAAGGTTTCTGTTGCAGAGGGCATCCATGCCGGTCGAGAGACGATCAAGGTGGCGCGGTTTGATCTGGGGCGCTGTGAGTTGGGTGTCGAGGGGCTGCGAAACTATCGGCGAGAATGGGATGACGAACTAAAGACTTTTCGGGAAAACCCCGTGAAGGATTGGGCGGAGCACATCGGTTCCGCGTGGCGGTATTTGGGTCTGTCATGGCGTGAGGCACAGAAGGCGCAGAGGCCTCCAGCACCCGCGAAGTTTCCAATTGAACGGAACATTAACGAAATCATCAAGGCGCGCTCCCAGAAACGCGGTGCGCCGGGGTATGGCATATGACCGAAGAAACCGGCGCACTTGAGACAAAGGAAGACGCCGGGAAAGGTGCGTCTGGTGTTGTTCATCGATGGAAGCTTGAGTTAGAGTTATCGGATAAGGTGGAAAAGGACTGGCGTAAGCGCGGCAAAGACACCCTGGATCGATATCGAGACGAGAAGAACAACAAGACCAGAACGGATGGCACGCCTAAATTCAATGTGCTGTATTCTAACACCTCTACAATGATTCCTGCGCTGTATGGCAAGACGCCAGCGCCTGATATTCGCCGCCGTTATCGGGATAATGACCCGGTGGGCAAGGTCGCATCGGAGGTATTGGAGCGCTCGGTCGAATTCACGCTTGACGATGGTGTATTTGACCAAGCGATGTTCGCCGCTGTGTTTGATCGCTGTTTGCCAGGGCGGGCGGTCACGCGCGTTCGGTATGTTCCGTCGATCTCTGAGGGTGGCGAGGGGCAAGACGGAGAATTGCTGGATGAGGCAATCACCTATGAGCCTTGGCCTTGGGAAGATTTCCGGCGAGGGCCAGCGCGTCGTTGGGAGGATGTGCCGTGGGTGGCATTCCGACACTGGATGACGATTGATGGCGGCGTGAAAGAGTTTGGCGAGGGCTTCCGGGACGTAGAGGCCGACGCGCACCCTGAGGGTGAGGACGACAGCGGGCCCGATAGCGACACGTTCAAGCGTGTAGAGGTGTGGGAGATTTGGGATAAAGAAGAAAAAAAGGTACTCTTCATCGCGCTCAAGCATGAATCTGAGCCATTAAAGGAAATCAGCGACCCGCTGGGATTGAAGGGGTTCTTTCCCATTCCAAAGCCTCTCTATGCGATTGAGGATTCGCGTAGCTTGGTCCCGGTGGAAGAGTTCCGTATGTATCGGGACCAAGCCGAAGAATTGGACCGCCTGACACAGCGGATTGCCAAGCTGATTGAGGTGCTAAAATTCCGAGGCATCGCGGATTCTCGCATTGCAGAGCTTTGGAATACTGAGAACCTAGAAGACGGCGAGTTCGTCCCGGCGGAAGATGTGACGCAGTTCCTTGCTGGGGGAGGCATTGAGAACGCCATATGGATTCTACCGCTTGAGAAGATGATCACGGTCCTGAGAGAGCTTTATGTTGCGCGTGATGCGGTCAAACAGACGATTTACGAGATTTCCGGCATATCAGACATTCTGAGGGGGGCGAGTGACGCTGGAGAGACCGCCACTGCGCAAGGGATCAAGGCACAGTGGGGGTCGATCCGCATGCAGAAGGCACAGCGCGACGTACAGCGCTATGCCAGAGACTTAATTCGTATTGCTGTGGAGATTATCGCCGAACGTTTCCAGGTCGACACCCTCAAGAGGATGACGGGCGTTCAAGTGCCTATGGAGGCCGAGCTACAGGCGCAGGCGCAGCAGATACAGCAACAGGCGATGGTGCAAGCTCAGCAGATGGCGCAGGGGCAGGACCCCCAAAAGGCACAGCAAGCCGCACAGCAGGTCATTCAGCAGGCAAAACAGGAATCTCAGAAGGTTTTGAGCGGTCCATCATGGGAGAAAATCTCGAAGGTCCTTAAATCCGATGTGTTGCGTGGGTACCGCGTCGATATCGAGACGGACTCCACCATCGAGGCAGATGAGCAGGCGGACAAAGAGGCCCGCATTGAGCTTGTGAGTGCCATCACGCAATCCCTCGCTGGGGGTTTGCAGATTGTCTCTGCGGCGCCGGAGTTAGCGCCACTTATCAAAGAAACGTTGCTCTTTACCATCCGCGGATTCAAAGACGGGAGGGCTTTGGAGTCTTCTATTGAGGAGTCGATGGATAAGGCTATTGCCGCGATGGGCAAAAAACAGCAAGCGCAGGGACAGCCAGACCCGACGGAACAGCTAAAGGCCCAGACGGAGCAAGTGAAGGCTCAAGCAACACAAGCCAAAGCTCAGGCGGACATTAAGAAAACTGAATTGGGGATGCAGGGAGCCGCGCAAGATGCGCAGTTCAAGCAGCAAGAGCATCAGTTTGACGTGCAAAAGCTGCAGGCGGACATCGAGAAAATGAAAATGGATATGATGGCTGCCGCGCAAAAACATCAGGCTGAGATGGAGATGTTGGCGGCGAAGGTTCATGCACAGCACGAAATGGCAGAGTCCAACAACAAGGACCCCTCGTAAGAGGGTAGCAGCGCTCGTCGAGGTCGCCTCGCCACGGCTTGCAGCGCTGCGTCTATATGAGGTGAAAAATGGGCAAGCGATGGATTTGGGACGGTGAAAAGTTGGTGGAGCCGGGGGCGTGCCCTCCGCAGCATCCATCAAAAAGGGCTGCCTTCGCCGCCCCTCGAATCGCGTCGGATTACCAAGCGTATGATTGCCCCGTTACCGGCACCATGATTGAAGGGCGCACAGCCCATAGAGAGAACCTAAAGCGGCAGGGTTGCCGTCTACTGGAGCCGGGAGAGACCCGGACAGCCGCCAAGAGGCAAGAAGAGAGCTTCGAAGCGGGACTTCGCGAAATCCTGAAATAGTGAGGCAAAATGTCTGATGATATGAACATCGCAGGTGGCGATGAGGAAGTTTCTGTGTCTATCGAGGATACGATGGGCGCAGCATTCGATAAGCTTAATGAGGACTCAGCACAAGAGACACCCGAACCGGCCCTGGATGAATATCCCGCCGAGACGGATGAAGGGAAAACTCCCGAAGAAGAGACCGCGACGGAAGAGACGAAGCCCGCCGAAGAGGCCCAGGTAGAGCCGCATCCTCGCTGGTCGGAAGAGTTCAAGGCCAAGTTTTCCGCACTGCCCCGAGACGCTCAAGAGATGATCTTGGCCCGCGAAAAGGAAAGCGAAAAGGCAGTTACTCAGAAGACAATGGAGCTTGCAGAAGAGCGCAAGTCTATCCAGGCCCTTAACCAGGTAATCAACCCTTTGCGGCAGAATTTGCAGCGCGCCGGAGTCAGTGATGCCCAGTATATCGGGACACTCATTGAAGCTGATCGCATGTTGCAGACTAAGCCGCGTGAGGCCATTGCTTACCTTGCGAAGCGTGCCGGGGTTGACCTCTCCGAAGCAGGTTTAACCGATCAGCAGCCCGACCCGTCATCGGATCGTGTGCGGATGCTGGAGCAGAATCTTCAAACTTTACAGCAGCAGATCGAACGGGACCGCATTAAGGAATCGCAAGATCGAACCATTGGCGAGATTGAATCATTTGCCTCCGAAAAAGACGCGACGGGCCAAGCGCTCCGTCCGCACTGGTCGGACCTGCAGGATGATTTGGCCCCGCTTGTGAGCGCAATTCGCCAACGCAACCCAGAAAAATCCCCGAGGGATATTCTCCAGGCCGCCTATGATCAGGCTGTTTGGGCGAATCCAGCAACACGGGAGAAGATGCTGGCAGCGCAGGAAGCCACACGAAAGGAGGCAAACTCCAAGACGGTGGAAAAGGCGCGACAGGCGAATGCTGTGAATGTACGTGGAAAGGCCGGGGGCGACATGCGCGCCAAGCCCGCCACGATTGATGACACGCTCAGCGAAGTATTCGACAAAATGAACGGGTAGGGCCTCACTCTCTAAAGGAGAAAGGCTATGGCGTCCCCGAACGCAACCTTTACGGAGATGGTCTCGACGACCCTCCGCGAACATAAGAAGAAGTTTGCCGACAATATCAGCAATCACAATGCCTTGTATCAGCGTCTTACGAAACGCGGCAATATTGATGTGCTGGATGGGGGTTATGAAATTGTTGAGCCCCTGGATTATGCAGAAAACAGCACTTACCAGCGTTATTCCGGGTATGACACCCTGAATGTCCAAGCCTCTGACGTCCTCTCGGCTGCGAAGTTCGATTGGAAGCAAGCGGCGGTGCATGTCACGGCAAACGGCCTGGAACTCCGCAACAACAGCGGCAAGAACCAGATCATCAAGTTGGCGAAAGCCCGCATGACCAATGCGATGCGGACCTTTAAGAATAACATGTCTACGGACATTTATTCAGACGGGACCGCTGCAAACCAGATCAACGGCTTGCAGGCTTTGGTTTCTGATGCAGGAACCGGGACCGTCGGGGGGATCAATTCCTCTACCTATGCTTTCTGGCAATCTGGACTGCAGTCCGCTGCAGCTCCGATCCAAGGTGGCGGCGCCATCACGCCGTCGAGTTCGACGATCCAAAGTCTAATGCTGCCCTTGTGGCTGCAACTGACGCGGGGTTCCGACAAGCCGGACCTGCTTATTGCCGATGATACGTATTTCACGTTCTACGAAGAATCCCTGACCGATTTGAAGCGTTACACGTCTTCCGATGAAGGCCAGGGCGGGTTCACGAGCCTGAAATACAAAAACGCCGACGTGATCTATGACGACGGCTGCCCAGACGCGCATATGTACTTCCTGAACACGGACTATCTCAAGCTCGCTGTTCATAAGGATGCAAACCTTACGGAAGTGCCGGAGATGCGCGCCATCAATCAGGACGCCGTTGTTATGCCGATTATCTGGCAGGGCAATATGACCGTCTCTAACCGTTCGCTGCAAGGCGTCGTAAAGGCCTAAGGAGGGCTCAGAAAATGACTATTGGAGCATATCTCGACGGCACCACGACTGATGCAAAATTCGGTTTGGGTGACTGTTTTAAGGATGAAGACGGGCGTTCGTTCGTCTACGTCCAGGCCGGTGGCGCAATCACTCAGTATGATTGGGTCTCCATTGATGAAAACTACGCTGCCCTCGCTGGCACAAAAGGCGCAGCAGATGATGGCCATATGGTCGGATTCGCTCAGGTTGCTTTTGCCAACGATGATTATGGGTGGGTGTTGACTCAGGGTGCAAATGTGACGGCTCGTGTTGCTGCCTCATGCGCGGCTGATGTTGCTCTCTACACCACGGGTACGGGTGGTATTTTGGATGACGAGACCACGTCACAAACCAAAATCGAAGGTGTTGTCGCTGTTGCAGCCAACACAACGACATCTGTTGCCAATGTGGAGGTTTTGTTGACCTTCCCACGGTCGGCGGGTTTCTGATGCGTACGGAAAAGGGGGGCCAAGTGCCCCCCGGATTCGTTCAGACAGAGATTATCACGCGGCAGGATACGTCGCAGATTACCGAGATGCTGGCTTCTGTTGAGATTAACTGCAGGCGAGTGTCAAGGGGGGAGCATTCATTTCTGGGAGTTGAGCCGGAAAACGACGGGTCGTTTGTCATTGTGGGGGGCGGTCCCTCAATCGCAAATCGCCTTGAACAGATCCGAGCGCTTGACAAAATCGACAACCGAATTGTCGCGATGAACGATGCGGCCCCTTATTTGCTGGATCATGGGATTAACGTCTGGGCCTGCGTTTTGTGGGAAACATCCACCAGCGGGTGGTGTCGGGTTACGCAAGAACGGCCCGAAATCCGGTATTTGATAGCATCCAGGGCGCACCCTGACTGGTTCGCGCATCTAAGGGGCCGTGAAATCATTTTATGGCATTGCCTCGATGATGTAGGCGAGCGCGAGATTATCGACCGTTTTGAAAACAAACCGGTGATGATCGCCGGTGGGACGTCTCACGCGCTGCGGTCATTCGAAATCGGGCGGGCCATGGGTTTTCGAAAATTCCATTTGTTTGGATGCGATGGGTCTTATTCGGAAAGGTCCCATGCATACCAGCATGCAGAACAGCCAGGGCAAAACTTTACCGTTTGGCTGAACGGTGAGACTTACCGAACCTGTCACCATTGGGTGCAGCATGCAAAGGACCTCGTCGCGCAAGTGCGAGCCTATGGAGAAATTGAGGAACGGGACGGCACGGCATTTCGGTTGGTCGTCCATGGAGAAGGCTTGATCCCGGCCTATGCACACGCAAACGGGATACTAACAGTTTAGGAGGCAGTTATGATTTCGGAAATGAAAGCACGTCCAAGCTACGTGAAGTTTGAGCTTCGGTCGGTAGAGGATCGCGAGAAGTCAATCGAAGCGGGACATGTAGTGTTTAAAGATGTCGCCTATGCCGTCATCACGCCGCAGGGTGGCAACCTTGTGGTTGATCGTGAGGTCACGCCTTGGCTGGCTGACCTGAACAAGCGTGGCGATGAAAACGCAGAACACTATGAAAAAATTTATGAGGCCTGGAAAGCTGGCAATGATGCGCCGGTAGACGGAACGCGCATTCAAGACTGGCCTTCAATCACTCCTGCGCAAGTTGATCAGTTAAAATATGCAAATTGTCTGAGCGTTGAAGACTTGGCGGCAGCCAACGAAGGCATGCTGGCCCGTATCGGCATGGGCGGAAGAGCGCTTAAGCAGAAGGCGCAGGCGTGGCTTGATTCCGCCAACAATACGGGGAAATCGGCAGAAGAGCTACAAGCCCTGAGGGTTCGGACAGAAGAGCAAAACGAAACGATTGAAACGATGAAAGCCAAAATTGCGGCTCTTGAGGCATCGCAAGGCGTTCAGAAAAGCCCTCGGCGGAAGAAGGACGATGAATAATGACGACCCTTCTTGAGATTTGCCAAGCGGTTGCGGGGGATGTTGGATTCCCTCAACCTGCTTCTATTGTTGGAACGACCGATGAGACGAGCATCCGTCTACTAGCAATTGCAAATCGTGAGGGGCGGGCCTTGGCAAAGCGCACAAGTTGGCAAGAGCTAACGAAGGAGGCGACGTTTGTCACTGTGGCACAAGAGAACCAGGGCGCCTATTCGTCCTTGGGGTCGGGCTCGGCGGATTACTCCGACCTCAATTTCATTATCCCTAATACGATTTGGGACCGGACAGAGAATATCCGGATATATGGGCCCTTGACGCCACAAGAGTTTCAAACCCTGAAATCCTCTACAACATCGGGGCCGTATTGGTCGTTCCGCATCCGGGGGGATAGCATCCTTTCGTATCCAGATCCCACAGCGGGGAATACCGTCGCCTTTGAGTATGTGTCTAAATATTGGGTGGACACCGATGGGGATGGGGTTGGGGAGGCGGACTCCTGGCAGGCGGACACGAACACGACCGTTTTAGACCCAGAGTTAATGATTCTGGGTGTCGTTTGGCGGTTCAAAAAGTCCATAGGAGAGGGGTATGCTGAGGATTTTCAGACTTACGAGCAGGAAGTGGCAAATGCCATCTCTCGGTCAGGATCGGCGCGCACCTTAGATCTTGGGCGCTCGTCTTCATCCAATCGTCCCGGCGTCTTCGTTCCTGAGGGGAATTGGAACCCATGAGGTCCCCCGCTCCATCTCAGGGCGTGCGCGGCCCCCAAGTGACGCCAACAACCATCCCTGCGCCTATTGGCGGATGGAATAGGCGTGACGCCGAAGACCTTATGCAGCCGACCGATGCGATTGTTCTAGATAACTGGTTTCCAAATGAAACGAGTGTCGAATTGCGAAGGGGTTTTTCGTCTCAAGCCACCGGGCTTGGAAGCGCGGTCGAAAGCGTTATGTCCTACGACTCGCAGGCAACAAAGAAGCTTTTTGCGGCGGCTGGCACGGATATCTACGATGTGACAAGTACGGGAGCGGTCGGGTCTGCTGCGGTGTCGTCACTGTCGAATGCCCGGTTTGAAAGCGTGAATATCGGTACCAGCGGTGGGCATTACATGTTCATCGTGAATGGGGCTGATGCGCCTCGACACTTTGACGGTTCGTCCTGGGCCACACCCACGCTCAGTGGTGTGACAGCATCGACGATATCGAACGTCGCTTTGCACAAGACGCGCCTGTTTTTTACGTTCAATGACAGCCTGAATTTCGGTTATCTTGGCGTTAATGCTATTGCCGGAACAGTTAGCGTGTTTCCGCTCAAGGCGCTTTTCAAAAAGGGTGGTGAGATTGTCGCCATTGGGTCATGGACGAAGGACGGCGGATCAGGCCAGGACGATTTATGCGTCTTTGTAACATCGAATGGTGAGGTGGCTATTTACGCCGGTATTGATCCTGGCTCCGCGTCAACGTGGGAATTGGTCGGGGTGTTTGAGGGCGCGCGTCCTATAGGGAAACGGTGCTTGTTCAAGGTCGGTGCCGATTTGGTGATGGTGTCGGAAATGGGGTATATCCCACTGTCCCGGTATCTCCCGGCGGCGGGGTCTGCGCCGAATGCTGCGGTCAACGACAAGATTTCCGGGGCTGTAAAGTCCCGCGCACGCCAGTTTATGGACACTTTCGGCTGGCAGGGGATGATTTATTCCGCTGGTGGCTATGGTTTTATCAATGTTCCGACATCCACAGCCGGCGATTTTGAGCAACATGTTGTGAACCTCAATACCGGGGCATGGTGTCGCTTTACTGGACAAAATGGGTATTCCTGGACCGTTCATAATGGGCGGCTTTACTTCGGTGGTGAAGGCACGGTTTATCTCGCTGATGATGGCCTTGATGATGATGGCGGTACTATTGATGCTGATGGGAAGACCGCATTTCAATATTTTGGAACTCGTGGCGTTCAGAAAAACTTTGTGACCGCGCGCCCGGTTATTTCTTCCGATGGCGATCTGCCTGTTTCTTTTGGGTTTGATACAGATTTCTCAAACAACCCTACAACTTACACGCCGTCAACGGTCACGGCAGTCGGGTCAACGTGGGATGATGCAGAGTGGGATGACGCAGAGTGGGCATCAGATCAGGGGCCCGTGCAACAATGGCGAGTAGTTGGACGGCACGGATATAATATCGCTTTTAGGCTAAGAACCCAAACACAAGCACAGAGTGTTATTTGGCGAGGCACCGATGTGCGTTGGAAGATCGTCTCCGGCTTATGACAGATGATGAATGGAGCGTCCTTGATCCCTGTCTGGAAAGTGCAGATGAGGGGCTAGGACGTTCGTGGATTGAATTACAAATTCAAAGTGGCGCGGCCTGCCTGTTTACATACGGGAAATCAGCGGCTGTTGCCTTTCTCAAAGGGAAAAAGCTTCGCATCGGCCTAGCCGGTGGCGAACTGAGTGAATGCCAGCAGATCGAACGGCAGATAGAGGCGTTCGCTCGCATGCAGGGTTTTGAGCAATTAGAGATTGTCGGTAGGGATTGGCGACGAGCCTTGCCGGGATATCAGAAGGTCGCAGTCATTTTAAGGAAACCGCTATGAGCTTCATCAGCGACATCTTCTCAAGCCCCAGCGCGCCCGCGTCCCCGAATCCCAATGCGGTGATATCGGCGCAGACATCGGCAAATGCGGACACGGCGCGGCTTAATGCTAATTTGAACCGTTCCGACACTTACACGCCGTTTGGGTCTGTCACGTTTCAGGACCTGGGCAACGACCGCTGGCAAAGTCAACAAACGCTTTCGCCGGGAATGCAGACCCTTTTGGACCAGCAAATCAATATTGGTCAGGGTGTTAACAGTGCGGCGCAATCCCGGTTGAATAACCTGGATAATTCGGCATTTACCTTGGATGGTGTAGATCCGTACCAGTCCTCCATCGATACAAGTGGCCTGATGGCGATGCCGGATCAGTCCAGCCTTGATGCGTATGCCAAGGGCGCCGAAAGCAATATCTACAATCGCAGCGCAACGCGCCTGAATGATCAGTTTGGGCGTGGTGAGGACGCCTTGCGCGCCCGTCTAGCCAATCAGGGTGTAACAGAGGGGTCGGACGCCTATTCTGCCGCCATGAAGGATTTCAGCTACGGTCGGAACGATGCTTACCAGGGAGCAGAGACGAACGCGATTACTCAGGGGGCAGCGTTGCGGTCTTCTCTTTTGGCGGATTCCCTTACTGGTCGCCAACAGGGTCTTTCGGAACAGTACAACGCGGCAAACTTCGCCAATCAAGGGCGGTCACAGCAGATCAATGACCAACTACTGACTCGCACGCAAGGACTAAACGAACTCGCGGCGCTCTTGCAGGGTCAGCAGGCTATCGGCATGCCACAGGCTCAGAACGGCGGTCAGGTCAATGTTGGTGCGCCGGATGTTGGCGGTGCCTATGGGTTGTCGCAGGCATCACAGCAGAACGCCTATAACCAGCAGAAACAGAGCCAGAATGCGGCATTTGGTGGCTTGGCTGGCCTTGCGGGTGGCGCTTTGGCAGGAGGGTATTTCTGATGGATTTCTCGACACTTCCCCCGCATCTTCGGCAGTCCTACAACACTGATAGCCGCCGTCGGATGATCGATGCGCTTTCGCAGTCGGCAAGTGATACATCCCCCGTACAGCACCCACTACAGGCTATAGCGCGGGCGTTTCAGGGCTATGTTGCTGGCGACAAGGGAAAGCAACTTGATTCCGACTATAACCAGCGTCAGGCAAATTATAGCGCTGCACTGCAAAAGGCGCTATCGGGCGATATGAGCGGCGCGGCACAGCTTGGACCAGAGATTCAGAGCGTCATGCTTGCACAGCAGTTAAAGGGCAAGGACCCGCTCAAAGCGTCTGATCTGGTGCCTGTTATGGGCGATGATGGAGCACAGATTTACGGCACCGCACAAGATGCCGTTGGTAAGGGTGTTCCCCAGAAACAAGGGAGCCAAAAGTATGTGACCCTTTATGACCCACGAAATCCTAACGCTACGCCTGTTTCTGCCGCAGAGGGCAGCGAGCAATTCACGCAGGCGCTGGAGCGTGGCTATGTGATCGGTGGCGACTATAAAACCCCTGATGCGCCGCAGTCTGGTTTTGCTGGTAGTGGGATGCCTGCACAAGAGGCCAACGCCTTGATCAAATACACTCAATTGACTCAGTCCGGGCAGCCGGTCCCGCAAGATTTGCGCATGATGGCGCAATGGGCTTATGAGAAAAACAGCAAGGATCGCATCCAGACAATGCCTGATGGGTCTACGGTGATGATTCCGGCGATGGACCTGTCAGCCTTCGCCGATCCCTATGGGGGACAGCAGCAGCCGGTCTCTGGTCAGCCTCAACCCGCACAGGCTATGCCGCAACAAGCAGCGGCACAGCCACCCGCGCAGAGCCTTCCGGCGGGCGCATCTATGGTCTCGCCACCGAAAGCGGTGATCGAGGCAAGAGACAGTATTCCAAAGGTGCGAGACGAAACCGCCAACATGATTCAGATGGTGGATGATTTGGTAAGTCACCCTGGCATGTCAGGTGTTGTGGGTATGCCGAACAGTCTCTCAGGCACAGTTGGAATGGTTACGGGAAGTTATCCGCGAGGATCCAAAGAAGCTGATTTCCAAGCCCGCCTTGATCAGATCGGTGGACAGCAATTCTTGCAAGCGTTTGAAGGGTTGAAGGGCGGCGGACAGATCACGGAAACAGAGGGCCGGAAAGCAACGGAAGCAATGTCGCGCCTCTCAATGACCGGACAGTCAGAAGGAGCGTATCGACAGGCTGCGGAAGATTTGAAAGAGGTTCTTAAGCGGGCCGCTGCGCGCACATATGAAAAAGCAGGGCTGCCGGTGCCTCCAGAGTTTGAAAGCCGCAAGGTTCGCGTTGAACAACCACAAGCCCCCAGTGTGTCTGATTTTGTGGAGCCTACGCCGGATAATCCGCTTGGGCTGAAATTGCCCCAAGGAACCCCGCGTCAAGGAAGTCAGTTTTAGGCGTCCCCGCCGTGGTCACAGAACGTTAGCGTTAAATCGCCATAGGCACGGTGCCATTCAAGCCAGGTTGCAAGTTGATCATCAATTGGTGGCTCCCACCATTCGCCGGTATTGGCTTTGCGGGAATCTTTAAGTTCTTGCGAGAGATAGACAGCCCGGATGCATCGATCGCGCGGGATCGGCCCCGGCGGCACTTCAAGGCTGGGCGTGTACTGCCATTGTTTCGGAGGCTCCTTCGCAGCGTCTACTGGGAAGAAGTGTATGACGAAGGCAATAGCGAGATTAACGATAAATTCCTGCATGGCGTGAATATAAGCGCCCTTTGCGTCCAATGCCAATGCAAAAGCATCAACAAATTACATCGCTTTGGGGGTCTGAATGTCAGAAATCCTTGATCAATACCGCCAAAAATACCCCGTTTATATGCAGATAGATGACGCCACACTTGCGGACGGAATCTATCGCCGTCACTACGCAGATAAGATGGATCGGGCGGAATTTGACGCACAATTAGGCTTAGAGCCTCCTGCCCCCCCGTTGCAGGGCCCATCGGCCCCGACACAGGAGCAGATTTACCAGTCTCCGTCTCAAGAAATAGGCCGTGTTGGTCGAAATCTTGATGATGCTGTGCGCTCTGTTGCCAACGGTATGACCTTCGGGTTTGCTGACGAAATTGCAGCGGGCGGGAATACGCTTCTGAATGGCAAGCCTTATGCTGAAAATTATCAGGCCGAAGCCTCGCGAACCGATCAGATAGACCCCATGATTGCTATACCGGGGCAGGTTGCAGGGGGGGTCATGACGGGAGGCCCTATAGTGAAAGGGGCCATGACGGCAATGAAAGGCGTGCCGCTCGCAAATCAATTTCCTAATGCTGCTAGATATGTTGGTTACGGCGCTGTTGGGACAGGTGAGGGGGCTGTTGCGGGGGCTGGCTACGCTGAGCCAGGATCAAGGGCTCAGGGCGCTGTCCTGGGGGGATTAATGGGCGCTGGTGTTGGTGCAGCAACGGGAGGCTTGCAGCATTTTTTCCAGACTGTCTCAGCGATCAAAGGTAAGCCTGTCGATGTTGCCCAGAGAAAAATATTAGAGGCACTTCATCGCGACGGATACACGCCAGAGCAGGCAATGGCCCGTTTAGACCAGATGGGCGAAGCCGGGGCGCTGGTCGATGTCGGCAAGAACACCGGCGCATTAGGTGAGGTTGTCGCAGCCAAGCCAGGTGCCGCGCTCACGACAGCAGATGAAATGCTGAATAAACGGGCAGGAGGGCAGGCGGATCGCATCCTGAAAGCGTTTGAATCCGTCATTCCAAAGCAAACATCCGTTGTGCCTTCGGATATGTCGCAACGGTTCATGCAATCCCTGCAGACGCGCGTGCCACTGACGCCGGAGCTTAAAAGCTTTGCCTCACGGCCTTCCATTCAAACCGCCTGGAAGAATGCCCAGAAAATAGCACGGGAGCAGGGGCAGGACCTCCCCCCGCTTGCTGAAATCATAAACAGGCAAGACATTAAGGAAGTTGAAACCACTGTTTTGCATTGGGTAAAGAAGGGTTTAGACGATGCCCTTGAACCAAAGCGCGATGCAATCACGGGCGCGCTGTCTTCTCCATACGGTAAAAATCTTCTTGCTGACATGCAGAAGACCCGCGCGCAATTCAGGGATATTGTGAAGGGGTTGAACCCTGAATACGGGAAGATGCTTGGAGAGTTGTCCGGCCCTCTTAAATTGGATGAGGCGGTCCAAGCCGGATCTCGCTTTTTCCAATACCGCAACCCCCGCGATGTAAAGCAGGTTTTTGACCGTATGAACCCCGATCAGAAGGGGGCATTTCAGCGATCTGTGTTGCAGGCAATAGAGGACAAAATCGGCCCGCGCGCGGCAATGGGCGAGGATGCTTCTCGCCAGATTATCATGCAGGAAGACAAGCTTCGTGTGATTTTTGGAGAGAAGGCGGACGATATCCTGTCTACCCTTCGCCAGGAGCGCGAGTTTTCCAATACGGGCCGCAATGTTCTTGGAAACTCTCGCACAGCCTTCCGTCAAGAGGCCATGGCAGACCTTGCTCAAGACCCTGTAGGCGCTGGCATCGATGCTGTAACGCGCCCTAAAGACACCATCATCAACGCCATTGCCACTGCTTTGCGCCGCCCCCGAAACGAGGTCTCCGACGAATTGGCAACGATGTTGTTTGAAACGAACAAAGACCGCATGTCACGCATCGCTGCCGAACTTTCAAAGGAAAGCAGCCGGACGGGTCAGGTTGCCAACCGAAACACAAGCCTTGCCGCCGCTCTAATGGGCGGAAGCGCAAACACAAAATAGGAGAGTCCTATGCCTTGGTCTGGTTCTTCCAACGCTCAATTCACGCGCTCTAATGGCGTCAATACAGGGTCCAGTACATGGGCCCAAGACAAGGCCGCAGGCACAAAGATAACGACAGATCGTCATGACACGCACGATCAGGACCTTGCGGCAGGCATTAACGCGACACTCAAAAAAGACGGCACGAACGCAGCGACAGGCAACCTCAACCTTGGCGGCAACAGATATACAAATGCCGCGACAGGGACAGCCCGGTCAGATTTAAGCACTGTCGGGCAGGTTCAAGACGGAGCGGCAAACTTTGTCGCTGGGGGGGGCACGGCGGACGCCATAACAGCCACCTATTCACCAGCAATTACGGCGCTTGTTGATGGCATGACGCTTTATGTTCGCGCGACGGATGCGAATGCCACGACAACCCCGACATTCGCCCCAAATGGCCTTACGGCTTATACAATTGTAAAAAATGGATCAGATGCCTTAGTCGCGGGAGATATTGTCGGGGCGGGCCATGTTCTGGTACTGCAATACGAACTGGCGAATACACGCTGGCAGCTACTTAATCCGTTAAATGATCCAGGCTTCACGGTATCAGCCTTCGGCGCAAGCCTTATTGATGATGCTGACGCCGCCGCCGCAAGAACAACTCTGGAATTGGGTGACGCCGCAACGGGAACTATTGGGTCAGAGGTCCAGGCCTATAACGCTGACACCCTGTTCGCGGATGAATCCGACAACCTCACTGTAGGCTTTACCAGCGATGTTTACGCTATTGGGAACAGCGGAACGGGAACGGTCACGGTCTCGCTGACAGAAGAATGCCTACAGACCCTCACGATCAACGGCAGTTTCACGCTTGCGCCTCCATCAAGTGGGAACGGGGTTGCCGTTATTATCGCGACAACCGACGCAACCGGCTCCTACACCATCACGACCAGCGGATTTACAATTGTAAATGGTGCGTATGACAACACGGCGGACAAGGTGCATCGGTTTGTCGTGACGAAAGTAGGGTCCACCACGATTCTTGATATCGATGAGGTATCATAATGCTAATCCTCACGCGCGCCCTGAGCGGTGGTGTAGCCGCAGCGACACTGGAATACACGGACAGCGCCGCGAATACCGGAGGCAATGACTGGACGTTCCCCGGCATCGATATAGGAGACGCTGCCCCAGATCGGGTGGTTTATGTAGCTGTAACAGCCGGAACAGTCAGCGGCACGGGGACTGTTGTTGATGTCACTATCGGCGGCGTGTCAGCAACGCAAATCGTCAAAGCAGAAGGGCCAGGATCACCAAACGCGGAAGAAGTCTCAATCTGGGCTTTGGCTGTGGCATCCGGCACAACAGCCACGATATTCGTTGACCATGACGACGCCACGACTGGGTGTGGGATTGTTGTCTGGGCTGGTTATGGATCATCTGCAACGGCTGAAGACACAGCGACGGACTCCGGCGAACCAACAAGCGTCAGCATCGACATCCCAGCCGGTGGTGTGTGTGTCGGCATGGTTGCGGTGCGATCTAATACGGGCGGACCACCATCTTGGACGTGGACAGGACTGACAGAGGATGTCGATGGCATCCAGTGGAATACGACGGTTGGCGATATCGCTTCCGGGGCGTCTCTGGCGTCCGCTTCTGGCGAAACATCCCTGACCGTGACCGCTGATTTTTCAGGAACAGAAGTGCGCGCCGCGCCAATGGCTGTTGCCAGCTTCCCCTTAGCATAAGAGGTCAACATGAGATATATCATCACCGAGAATGAAGAAGTGACGCATGGTCCGTCGTCATGGCGCACCATTCAAGAGCATGCTGGCCTTGCTGGCAATAAATTCCCGCCTGATATGCCGTACAACATTGCGGGCGGCGGGGTTCTTTCCGTCTATACTCCGGCCCCGGCCCCTGATCCTGACCCGGTTGTCCCGCGCAGCATCTCCAAACGCCAGCTTATTACGCAATGCGCGGTAGACGAATGGATCACAGAGGCGCAGGCAGTGGCGTGGGCGGAAACCAACACATTGCCACAGCTTTTGGAAGACGTGATTGCCGGTCTCCCAAGTGAGTCCAGGTTTGCGGCGCGGGTTCAGGCCCTTACTTTGGTTGGTGCGGTTATTGACGATCCATTGATGCTTGCCGTTGCTGCGGAGGCGGAGGCCGATGAAGACGCCCTGAACGCCTTCTTTACGGCTGCCGCTGCAATTGAGTGAGGCTTGTACACAAGACGCCTGAAACATGGCCTGGCGCTCTCTTGGAGATGTGGCTTGGGTTTATGAGCCGGTCAGTTGTCATTGGCGAGTACTGGTATGTCTTTAAGCGAGGGCGTGGCCTTCTGAAATTGCCAGCTTCCCAAGCAAGGGGAGGGGATCAGCCCGGCATAAAGGCACCGGGCGACGTGAAATACCTCGACTCTCTTGTCGGGGCTAAGTGGTCGTTGCAGACGAACTGCATCACTGTTTTCTCAAAGATATGGAGGCGGTCGATGCAGTCGAACGCAGACGACAGGAACGCAATCGCCAAGTCGGTTGTAATTGCAATGCTAATGCTTGTTATGGCTGGGGGCGGCTTTATTTTGGGTATTCAGAAGGTCTGGATTGACCCGAATGTAAGCCAGATCCTCAGTGAGTTTGAATCTGCGAAACGGTCGCGCGGGTATTATTCCGGCGTGTTCAAAGAGCAAATGGAAGCGTTGCGCAAGGCGTGTGAGTAAAAGACCGGCCCCCGACAGTCGTTACAGGATTGCCGAGGGCCTATCCCAAACCCTAATGCAAAGGGATCAGGAATATGCAGACGGTATGGTTAAAAATTGGCGGTGTCGAGTCATGAACCTTCCACACAAAATTCCAGACGGCATCGCGGCCCCCGCTGTAACGATTAGCGCGGGCTGGCTATCAATCGAAGCAGCCACGCAAAGCTTCAATCTATTGGCCGCATTCTTCGCCATGATTGCAGCCATCTTAGGTGTGATCTGGTCATGGGTCCGCTTGCGGGCGGCATGGAAAGAAATGCAGAACCCCAAGCCAAAAGAGGACTGATCCATGCCAAGACGGATCGGGAAATACGCCAAGATTGCGGCGGTCGCTGTGCCGCTGGTCGGTGGCTTTGAGGGCTTGCGTACCGTCGCATACAAAGACCCGGTAGGCATTCCGACGATCTGCTATGGCGAAATTGAGGGCGTCCGTTTGGGCGACACAGCGACCAGGGCGGAATGTGATGCAATGCTTGGCGATAGGCTTGCGGAGTTTTCCGCGAAGATCGACCGATGCTTACCCTCTAACTTGCCGGATGAAGTTCATGCTGCATTCCTGAGCGCGGCCTATAATATCGGGACTGGGGCGTTTTGCGGATCCAGCATGGCGCGCCGTGCGAATGCCGGTAATGTTAAAGGTGCCTGCGATGCGCTCTTGATGTGGGATAAGGCTACCCTGGCAGGCATGAAAATAACGCTTCCAGGCCTTACCAGACGGCGCGCAGAAGAACGGGCGCTGTGTCTCAGTGGATTGGAGATACGGTCATAATGGGCGCTATCCTTGGGCTGTTCTCAGGCGGCATGACCCGCTGGCTTTTCATCGGTGGCGGTGCGCTGATCGTCCTTGTCGGTGGGTGGCTTTATCTCTCTGGCCTGTATGCCCGCGTGGACGCTGCTGAATTGCGCGCGACCATCGCAAAGGCAAATGAACAAACCGCCCTGCGCGCCGCGGAGAATAACGCCGCGGCAGTTAAGCGGGTGAAGATGGAAGCCGAACGCGCCGCGGCATTGCTGGTTCAGGAGCAAGACGCCGCGGTGAAGCGTCAGGCCGATATCTCCAAATTGAAAGAGGCGATCCGCCATGCACCCAAATCAAACGAATGCACACCGGGGAATGACGATCCTATTGCTCCTGTGCTGCTCGATACTCTTAACAGCCTGCGCGGGGGATGAGCCGCCGCCCATTGTCGTCACCGAAATCAAGGTGGAGCGCGTTCTGCCCCCGCCGTCATTGCTGGCCTGTCAGCCTGCGCCGCTGGTTCCGACCGCGCCGGTAACGCAACGTGATCTGGCAGGGTATCTGGTCGATCTGGCAGGGGCAGGGGAGGACTGCCGTGCACGTCTGGCCCGGGTGAAGGAATGGACTCAGGAGTAGGTCTGGTGCAGGATCAAATCTTTACCGGTAAAGATTCTAGTTTTACCCCAAATCTTAACCGGTAAATATTCGTAATGCATTGATTCAGATAATAAATTTTATAATGTTTTTTGTTGACATGCATCTGAGCAAACAATTGTCTTTACCCCCTTTCTAAGGCACGGCCTGCAGCACGAACCCAGCGGCGATCATAAATAGACAGAGATAGATAAAGCGGTAGTCCATGGCTATTTCCTTTCTGTGCTATCTGGTGGGTAGCCGCTTTAGCGCACGTCTGGCAGGCTCAACACGGCTCTGATCGTGCCATCCCTCCGAGTCCTCCATTGTCTCAGAAAGCAAAAGACCGAGCCTTTTTGCCTCAGAGACGAACATATCTTTGCGATATTCGCGCGCCTTGATTTTCGTTGCAACTACGCCCAAGGCACTTTCCCCTGGCACAAATTCTAGAAAAGACGGCGGGTCGATCTTCCAAATCTCTCGTGCCACGCTATGGTCAAGAGGCAGTGAATATTGCACTTGCTCACCATAAGGCCCCCTTAATGACATCGTTAGGGTCCATTCGCTCATATCACTTACTCCTTGTTGGGTGTGGGGTCTGTGTCGCGTCTATTAGTCGAAATAGCCGTATCTTTCGGCGTAGTGATCTAACTCTGCATCGATGGCGTCGTTTTGCTTTTTGATGCAGTCGTTGCAGACACGATAGACAGGGCCATACATCCCTTCGTCGTGATCCCTTTGTTCTCGGACTTTCACATTTTCCGCTTTGCACCAATCGCAGGTTCGAAGACGGTTCCGTTCTTCGCGCAAATACTCTCGGTGTTTGTCCAGACACGTTTGGCACATATCAATCATTTCGCAGCCGAAAGAGTCCGTCTCACCTTGGATACGTGCCACAGATGGTATGGTTGGGTGCATGTCGCACATCGTTCCTGTTGGAGTTCTATGTACGTCGCCTGGAAGTGTGGAGATTGGGCCGGTTACTTCACTCAT